TTGCCGTCTGCTCTTTTGCCGCGGGTAGAAAATCTACTCATACCGGCAGATTTTGAGCAGATTCCGGCAGATATGGACTATACCTGATCTGGATTTGCCGGGTCGGGTAGGGTCTAGACGGTACCGCCGCGGTAGCGGTGGACTGTATCTTGCTTTGCCGTCTGCTCTTTTGCCGCGGGTAGAAAATCTACTCATACCGGCAGATTTTGAGCAGATTCCGGCAGATATGGACTATACCTGATCTGGATTTGCCGGGTCGGGTAGGGTCTAGACGGTACCGCCGCGGTAGCGGTGTTGAACTGAAAAATGAAAGGATGAAAGATGAAAACTCAAACAGCGTGGACGGCTAGAAATAGGATTGTCGAGGGTTGGAGGGAAGCTGAGTTTCAATCTGAGATTATCGGGTTAGCTAAGGCTTTGGGCTGGGAGTACTACCATACTCACGATTCGAGGCGTTCACCTTCTGGTTTTCCTGATCTGGTTCTCGTGCATCCACGGCGCGGGGAAATTATCTACAGGGAGCTAAAGACTATGAAGGGTCGGGTATCCGATGCACAGAAGCATTGGTTAGAGATTTTGAAGGCGGCCAATCAAGATGCGGATGTTTGGAGGCCGTGTGATTGGACGAACGGGAACATTGCTAAGACTTTGACAGGGAGCAGGAATGAAAGAGGAAACTAACGCCGTGAAAGTGGATGAGGTATCGAGGGCTATTGAATCCTTGAAGCCGCTGCATGATATGGAGGGCCGGGGGCATGGGTTGATCTATCAGCTTGAGCAGGCGGTGACTCCATCCGGTGAAGCATCGGGCGGCGGTACTTCTGCTAAGTCAGGTGCACCTCTTGACGTTGGAGTGTTGGATATGCTCAAAGACTTTGATGAAGAGTTGGAGCGATTCGGTATCCCGAAATGGAGCGCATCGACTCGTGAAGGAAATGTTCGCGCTCTCGTTCAAGTCCTTACCTTATGTGGCATAGGCGGCATGGGTGAAGTAGAAGGATGGGCTACCGGGTGGGTTGAGAAGATACAAGACTTCCTGAATCCTGAAAGACTAACCCCATTGGATGCGGCCTGCCCTGAGTGTAGGTATAAGTTCTTTATCCAGTTGAACCTTGAGGGCGAAGAGATAAAGAAGCATTGCCTGCATGTTCGATGGCAGGATGATAAGGTAGCCGGGTGCATCTGCAAGTACTGTGGATTCGAAGCCCCGCGTGAAGAACTCTTGTCAATTATTGAATGGGATGGGGGTATGTTCTTAGCGGCCTGAGTACAGCAGATATGGGGGGCGGTGGTATCGGTTGCAACGGGGGTTGTTGCAAAAGATTGTGAGAGCATCTAACCTAAGGGGGCTTGCCTGAGCTATGCCTTCTGATAATTCTATCAGGGGGAAGGCAGTAGTTAGGCATGGCCCCCCTCCCAATTTGAGAGGGGGGGCAGGAACTCAGGGGGAGGTAATGACGCACCCCTGGGGGTACCACCAATAAGGGGGGGCCGGGTCTTTCGTTCTTTCCCCGGCCCCCTTGGCTATACCCCCGGCGGATAGGAGTAAGAGCATTGGCAACATCTCGCACAGGAACTACAAAGTGGAAAGCTCTTAGGGCTAAGGCAATCGCTGAAGCATTAGCTAATGATCAGTACGCATGCCCTCGCTGCGGTGTTGCCCTCGACTACTCACGCAGTAAGCAACCTAACTCACCTGAACCTGACCACATCCAAGAGCACGCAAACGGTGGTAAAGATTCTCTCGATAACATCCGCATTATTTGCCGTCGATGTAACCAGCAGCTCGGCGGAAAGCTCGGCGGAAAGCGAGCACAAGAAAGAATAAAGACTCTTCGTATTGCACAACCAATTAAATTAAAAACAAAAGGAAAATGGTAAAAAAATAAACATTTTCATGTTTTTAATGCAATATACGTGTGAGTATACATATACAAGACTTTAGTGAAAATGAAACTAGGGGGCATCGGTTGAAAGAAGGCTCGAAGGGTGGGGGTAAGCCCCCATCGGCGGGCCAGACGAACACCCCCCGGCGATAGCGATATATTCACCGGTTTTTTCCACAATTGATTAGTTATAATCAAGGGTGGATATTTATTATTTATTGGGATTCTTTTTGAAAGGGGCAGAAATGGCTAATGTAAAGCATCTACCACCTATTAATCATGAAGAATTTCTCGAAGATGAACATTCTTTGACTAGTGCAACTATGCACGGTACGCAGCTCGACAGGCTAAAGGCCATGCGGCTAAAACTGGCAGCTCATATCGACTCTGAGAACACACTCGCTAGGGATTTGGCCGCGCTCGTGCGTAGGTTCGCTGAACTTGATAAGGAAATCAGCGACCTTGAAGCAGTGGCAAATGAACTAGAATACGTGGAGGTTCCAGACGGTGAAGAAGCAGACCTCCCATTCAACCCGGCTTCTATCTGAAGTTGCTAGGCATCTCTGCATACCTGAAGGCATCGTAACGACGGCATGGCCAATGATCGCTAAACAGCTTGTCAGGATGCGGTACCCGCTCGACGCATGGCAGATCGGCATAGGTAAGCTGATCTTCGCAAAGCGTGAGAACGGCATGTACGCCTGTGGCATCGGCGGCGCGGTTGTCTCCATCCCTCGACAGGTGGGAAAGACTCACATGATCGCCGGGTTTATTCTCGCGCTCTGTGCAGCCAAGCCAAACACGCTAGTGCTATGGAGTGCGCACCGCTCAAGGACGCATAATGAGACCTTTTCGGCGATGCAGGGCATCGTGAACAGGCAGGATATTAAACCGTTTATTGCCCATATCCGCCGTGGTGCAGGCCAGGAAGCTATCGAGTTTAGAAACGGCTCGCGTGTTCTATTCGGCGCTCGTGAAAACGGCTTTGGCCGTGGTTTTCCTGAAGTGGACGTTATCGTCATGGACGAGGCCCAAATTCTGACTGAGAAAGCAATGGATGATATGGTGCCTGCAACCAACGCAGCACCAAACGGCCTTGTAATCATGATGGGTACACCGCCGCGACCGGTAGACCCCGGCGAAGTCTTCACACAGCGCCGCGAAGACGCGCTCAAGGGCGATAAAGACACTCTCTATATCGAATGCTCCGCCGATCAAGGCGCGAGACTCGACGATAAGAAGCAATGGGAGAAAGCTAACCCGTCGTACCCGGCCCGCGTCTCCACAACAGCATTCGAGCGCATGAAAAAGCTCTTAGGCTCTGAAGACTCATTCCGCCGCGAAGGCTTAGGTATCTGGGATGAAAAGGCGCTCGCTAACAAGGCATTCCAACCTGAAGCATGGAACATGCTAGAAGGCGAACTACCAGAGTCAGGCCGCGATGTATACGGCGTGCGATTCTCGCCCGATGGGCTAGAGGTTGCGCTCGCTGTTGCCCGCCGCCCTGAAGAAGGCCCGATCTTCATTGAGGGTATCCGGTCAGAGCCGCTATCTAGCGGTACAACATGGCTCGTGGATTTCCTCGTAGAGCGTGCAGACCGCGCCGCGCAAATCGTGATCGACGGTAAAGCGGGCGTGGGTTATCTCGTGAATGCACTCCGTGAGAACGGGGTTAGGTCAAAGACTCTGATATGGCAGCCCTCGCTAGAGCAGGTCATCGCAGCACACGCAATGTTTGATCAGGCTGTGATTAGTGAGACCGTCTCCCACAGTGCACAACCAGAGCTAACGCAGCAGGCACTATCGGCGCATCGCCGAAAGATCGGCTCTCGCGGCGGCTTCGGATGGCAAGCCCCCGAAGGCGGTTCTGTGTCCCTATTTGAAGCCGCAACGCTCGCGTTTTGGGGCGCGAAAATGACTAGACGAAAAGGAAAAAGGAAGCAGGTAATCAGCGTATGATCACTCAAGGCGTACCCGCCGGGTTTACTCAGCACGCAGAGCAAACGCTATCTGCATCCGAAATTGAACTCGTACAAAAAATGATGCAGCGCCTCGACAAGAAACGCGCTCGCAACATTATTAGGCAGCAATACTACGATCAGAAGATCGGACTGAAGGACTTAGGCATCTCAACGCCGCCCGCGCTGAAGAACATCAACAGCGTCTTGGGCTGGCCAGCGAAAACCGTCGATGTTCTCGCAGACCGCATCAAATTTGAGAGGTTCGTTGCCGCAGGTGAAGATGAAGACCCACACGGGCTAAACACCATCGTCGCCGATAACGACTTCAGAGAGACATTCGCACAAACCGCCGCCTCTGCTCTCACTCATTCTTGTGCATTCATCACGATCACGCAGGGCGATAAGAGCAAGGGAGAGCCTGAAATCCTGCTGTTGCCGAAATCGGCGCATTGGGCAACAGGTATATGGGATAAACGCACCCGCAACCTAAAAGCCGGGTTGTCTATCACCAAAGCTGACACATCGAACAGCGGCGATATAACACCCCGTGAAGTCACCGTGTATCTCCCTGATAAGACAGTCATCATGCAGGCAATAGCAGGCGGCGGCTGGGAGATTGAAACCATCCCAAACCCTACAGGCCGCCCGCTCATTGTGCCTGTCGTATCCGGTGCAGACCTTCGCAAGCCCTTTGGGCGCTCGCGTATCTCTCGCGCCGTCATGTCTCTAACTGATTCAGCAATTCGTACCGTTGTGCGATCCGAAATCAGCGCCGAATTTTACGCAAGCCCTCAACGCTACCTGCTCGGTGCAGATGAAGACGCACTGACCGGCTCCAAATGGTCAGCGGTCATGTCTAAAATGCTGACCATCTCACGGGATGAAGACGGACAGGTGCCACAGGTAGGGCAGTTCTCACAAATGAGTATGCAGCCGCATACGGATCAGTTGCGGCAATGGGCATCCCTGCTGGCCGCTGAGTCGCAAATCCCGATTGATGAACTGGGATTCCCTTCAGATAACCCGGCCTCCGATTCAGCGATCCAGTCCCAGCGAGACCCGCTCCGATTGGCAGCAGATCGAACCATTAGGGGCTTCAAATCAGCACTGAATCGTATAGGTGTAACAGCGGTCATGCTTCGAGAGGGTATCAACGATCCGTCTAAGATCGAGGGGCTAACAAAGATTGAAGCCTGGTTCGCTCCCACCGTGCATGTCTCAGATGCAGCCGCCGCCGATGCGGTGCTGAAGCAAGTGCAGGTCATGCCGTGGCTCGCACAATCACCGGTCATCCTAGAAAAGCTAGGCTATGACGATTCGGCGATTCAACGACTCATGGCAGACAAGCGCCGCGCTGAAGGTTCATCAATCCTAGAAGCGCTCGCTGCCACTGCACAGCAGCAGAGGTCTAAGGAGGCGACTACTGAAGTGGATAACAGCTTTTCAGGTGAAGAGAAGCCCGCAGTCGATGCGGGTGTGAAGCCTGAAGAATAGATTTTGATAGGAGGTTGGGCATGTCGTCTCGACAAGATGAAATCCGTACGGAACTAGATAAGCTCGTCGCATCGCTCAACCTTCTATCAGAAAAAGCTCAAGATGAAGTACTGGCTGGGATGCTCAAAATCCCGCCCGGTACTCCCATCAATGTAACCCGTGATGAACTGATCAAGCACCTTGAGAAGACGCTAGGTAAATATCGCGGCGGTGCAGCAAGCCTAACCGCAGATTGGTACGAGACTCTACGCCGCGCCGTGATTGATGAAGACTTCAGCGCAACTCTAGCCGATGATATGCCATCTGAAGAAATCGACGCTAAAGTCAGGTGGCTAATGGCACGCCTGAACGACAACCCCGATGCGCTCGACAGTCTCACCGGTGATCTCAGCAGCTTCATTGATCGCGTAGTCAAGGCAGGTTCACGCGAGACCATTATCAAGAGCGTCAAAAACGACCCTTCGAAGCCGCGCTTTGCACGAGTGCCAGCAGGTAATGAAACCTGCCCATTCTGTCGAATGCTCGCATCCCGTGGATTCGTGTACACCTCTGAGAAAGCCGCCGCAGGTATCAAACGCGGCTACCACGGCCATTGCGACTGTGTGATAGTACCTGCATGGGGTAAACCACCCAAAATTAGAGGATACGCACCAGACAAAGACTATAAGCGGTACGAGGCTGCACGAGATGCACTAGAGAAAGAGCTAGGCTACTCAATTGGCTTGAAGCCCGTCGATATTGTCGCAAAGATGCGGGAATTATACCCCGATATATACCCGCGAACCAACTAGACTTACCCGAAACAGGCGGGGGTAAACGCCTGGCAATTACGTACCTAATTAGGTACGGCGCATTTAGGAGCAAACCATCATGGCAGAAACCGCAGAACAGGCAGAAGCAGTAAAAGACGAAGCCGCCGCGCCTGAACCTGAAGCAGAGAAAACAGAAGCCGCAGAAGCAGAAGGCTTTCACCCGATCACTTCGCAGGAACAGCTAGACCGCATCATCGCAAAACGGCTAGAACGCACACGGAATAAGTTCGCTGACTATGACGAACTGAAAACCCGCGCCGCCGCCGCAGATGAACTGAAAACCCGCGCTGAGCAGGCAGAAGAAAAACTAGCTGGCCTCGAAAAAGCAAACCAGGTACAGCAATGGCGAACCGCCGCCGCGAAAGAGTACGGAGTACCCGCTGAAGCCCTTCGAGGTGCAGATGAAGAAGAGCTGAAAGCACACGCTAAGCAGCTTGCAGAACTTCTCATACCGGCTGCCCCTGTCAAGAAAACAATCATCCCTTCAGAGGGTGAACTGAATATGCCCCTAAACGGAGACCCGCTATTAGACAAACTCAAAGCAGCGCTAGGCGCTCGCTAAACCGAGGAGTAAAAGACTATGACTGTAGAGAACGCTGTACGTTCTTCCGATTTTTCCGGTTTTATCCAGCCTGACATTGCACAGGCGTACTTCGAAGAGGCTAAGCGCGCCTCCGTGGTGCAGCAGCTCGCACGACAGGTACCGCTTTCCGCTAACGGCGCGGCTGTACCCGTGGTAACCTCCAAGCCTCGCGCCGGGTGGGTAGCAGAAGGCGCGGCTAAGCCCGTCTCCGATGAAAAGATGGCACTGAAGACCATCAAGCCGCAGAAGCTCGCGGTCATCATCCCTGTCTCTGCTGAAGTTGTCCGCGCTAACCCTGGAAACTTCATGAACCTTATCCGCGAAGACATCGGCGAAGCCTTCGCAAAGGCATTCGACGCGGCGGCCCTGCACGGCACCTCTTCGCCCTTTGGTGCAGAGCAGAACCTCGCAGCCACCACTAAGGCCGTGAAGCTAGGCACCGCAAAGCAGCCGCAGGGCGGCCTTTTCGGCGATATAAACAGCGGCCTCGACCTGCTGGCAAAGGCCCGCAAGAAGCTAAACGGCTTCGTCTTCGACGATATTGTCGAACCAATGATGAACACCGCAATGGATACCACCGGGCGACCTATCTTCATCTCTGCTCCCACCAATGGCACCGCAGAGCCGGTACGCTCTGGAACCCTGTTAGGGCGAAACGCTCTCTTCGCTGAAGAGGTTGCCCCGTCCACTGAGACCGGCGCAACCGTCGGATTCGGCGGCGACTTCACAAAGGTTGTTTGGGGTACCGTCGGCGGAATCACCTTCGACGTATCCACAGAAGCCGCAGTAACCATCGGCGGAAAGCTCGTATCCCTATTCGAGAACAACCTCGTAGCAGTACGTGCAGAGGCCGAATACGGTCTGCTTGTCGCCGATAAGGACGCATTCGTCAAGTACACCATCTAGACCAAAGGCCAGAGAGCATGACAAACACATTTCCAGTAGTCACAGCTGAAGATTTGCGCGCTCGCTGGCCTGATATGCCGCCCGGCTCGGATGAACACGCCAATCAGCTGTTATCAGATGCAGGCGTGCTTATCCGGGCATCGGCCCCGCGCTGGGATAAGCTCGAACGCCAGGTAATCATCATGGTATCTTGCGCCATTGTGAAACGCTCGATCATCGCATCTGTGTTTCCCGATGGCGCATCATCTATCACGCAGACCGCCGGGCCGTTCAACCAGCAGGTGAGTTTTTCCAACCCAAACGGGGCGCTCTACCTAACCAAGGCAGAGAAGAAGCTCTTAGGTGTGGGTGCACAGAAGGCATTCGCTTATGACCTCATGGATGGGAGTATTCGCTAATGCTGATCATGCGCCCGCAAAAGCAGGTCATGCACTACCGCAAGGCAGAAGGGGCACAAGACGAATGGGGTAAGAAGCGTAAAAAGTTCGCCCCGCCCGTCTCAACACCCGTGTACGCTTGGGCACCTCCCACACCGGATGTAGAGATTCGAGACCTCAGCACAGGCGTAAAGCGAGACCTAGACCTTTACGCCCCTGAACCATTCTGTAGCCCCGGCGACAAGATTGTAATTACAGGTCTTGAATACACCGTAATCGGCTGGCCTGAAGACTACACGAATGGCCCCTTTGGCTTCACCGGCGGCTACCGTATCAACCTCAAAAGGGTAGAAGGGTAGAACGACATGGCGAAAACGAAAGTAGTACTCAACCTGCCCGGCTTCTACGCGCTCCGTACATCACCGGGTATACAGCAGCTTCTAGCCCTAGAGGCAAACAAGGTTCGATCTCGTGCAGGGGATAACTTCTCAGCTTCAGTCAGGGCGGGCGGAAAAACCGCTACAGCCCATGTCTACGCTAACGGCGCGGCTGGGATGCGAGAAGAACGCAAACACGGAACGCTCTCCAAGGCCGTTGCAGGATGGGGTAAATAATGGGAAACCTGATCGTATATGACGATATACACGCGGTGCTGAAACGGTATCTGGAACACAACCTTAGTATTCCTGTGCATATCGCCCGTGCGCCAAACCCGCGCCCCCAGAAATTCATTTTGATAACCCCATCCGGTGGCAGCACACAATCAGTCATCCACGCAACGAAAAACTTCATTCTCGATGTGTGGGTAGAAGATGATGAACGCGAAGCATACCGCCTCGCAGAACTTGCACAAGCATACCTTACCGCCCTCCAAGGGGTACATTACGGATTCACCATCTATCGCACCGCCCCGATTGGCGGCATCGTATGGCTACCCGATGCAGAAGCAGACATCCCACGATTCCGCCAAAACTGGGGAATCAGCATCAGAGGCCAACAAATCACAGACGAAACCGCGAAGCGCTCGCTAGAGACTTCGCTCTAAGGAGTAAGAGAATATGGCAAACCAGGCTTCAAACGTTCGCGTCGCCGTATCCGGTGCCTTCTATAAAGCGCCTTTGGCTACGGCTCTGCCTACTAGCGCCGCTGCAACGCCGCCGCTGAACAGCGCATTCGTTGATCTTGGATATATCAGCGAAGACGGTGTAACGCAGACCATCGACGCTGACACTAGCGACATTAAGGCGTGGCAGAACGGCGACATTGTTCGCACGATACAGACATCACATAAGGTCAGCTACCAAATGACCATGATCGAGACTAAGAAGGAAGTTCTCGAACTGTTTTATAGCGATCCTGACGCAACCGCGACCGCAGTCAAGATCACGGGTAAGCAGGCAAAGCACGAGACTTATGTTCTTGACGTTCTCGACGGTGACAAGACAGTCCGCCTTGTTATCCCCGATGGTCAGGTTGTAGAGCGCGGCGAAGTCACCTTCAAGAATGAAGAGGCCATTGGCTACCAGGTAACCATCGTTGCATATCCAGATAGCAAGGGTGTAAAGGTCTATCAGTACATGGCCTAGCAACCTCATGTTTTTCTGCCCCGGCGTTTTGGGTCTTCTACGCCGGGGCAGAACCACACCATAGGAAGACCCAAAACATAAAGGAGACCTGACATGTCAAAGAAAAAGAACCGTAAGCACAATAACCGCCCCGCCGCTGTTACCCATCCTAATGAGTACGGCATCGTGAAGCCGCAGGATTACCGCCCTAAGAAATCTGATAGCACCATCGCAGAAGTGGAACTTCGCGGCAAGACCTGGAAGGTAGATACAGACACGCTCGACGATGCAGACCTCATGGAGGAAATCGTTGGGTTGCAGGATGGAAACCCCCGCGCCGTCTTCACCGTGACTAAAGCGATTCTAGGTGAAGAGCAGGTGAAGGAGCTGAAGGAAGTCCTGCGAGACGAAACCGGAAAGGTACCCTTCAGCGCGTACAGTGAGTTTTTCCTAGACCTCATGGAAGAACTGAACCCAAACTCTTAAAGCTCGCGGTCATACTCCGCAAACACCGCGAGCTTCTACAAATTGACTGCATCCGTTTCTACGGCGCAACCGTAGAAACCCTCGCACAGGAATACGGCCTCTGCATCGCCGCCGCCATTGCGGCAAACCCACCCAAAGGCTCCGCTCTGGCAGAGGCCCTATCCGGTGGGTGGGATATGAACGCACACCTTCTCGCAGCAGCTATTGATCAGCTTGTCACCGCGAACTGGCAACGGTCAGAAGACGGGCAGAAGGGCCGCCGTAAACCTAAACCAATACCACGGCCAGGGATACAGGATGAATCCACCGCAAAGCTCGGTGGCAACAAAACTATGTCTCTCACAGAAGCCGAAATATGGCTCAAGAAGCGCATGGGTGCAGAACCAGAAAACACGCGATAAAAGAATTGCCCGCCCCAAAGGAAGAAGGTAAAGCATGGCAGGAGGAATAGAGCTTGCAAAGGCTTATGTAACAGTGCTGGCCTCAACCAAAGGGGCGGGCGCTCAAATTGTCTCTGAGTTTGCAAACGCAGGCGATAGGGCAGGATCAAGCGCGGGCAGCCGTGCAACCTCAGCATTCGGGAAAATATTCGGTGGCACCATCCCCGGCCTAGTCGCAAAAGCATTCGCTGGCATCTCCATAGGTGGCACACTAGGAGCCGCCTTCACTAAAGGCTTCAACCGCCTAAAAGCAATCGACATGGCGCAAGCCAAACTACGCGGTTTAGGTAACGATGCGCAATCAGTCGAACTGATTATGCAGAACGCATCCGCCGCCGTGAAAGGAACCGCATTCGGCCTCGACGCGGCGGCAACCGCCGCAGCAGGTGCAGTCGCCGCAGGCATCCAACCCGGCGAACGCCTCGAAGCAGTCCTAAAATCAGTCTCCAACTCAGCAGCCGCTTCAGGCTCTAGCATGGAAGAAATGGGAGCCATCTACAACAAAGTGGCATCCCTCGGAAAAGCCCAAAACGACGTGCTGCAACAGGTAGCAGACCGTGGAATCCCAATCTATCAGGCGCTCGCTGATCAATTCGGCGTAACCTCCGATGAAGTCTTCAAGATGGCTTCTAAGGGTGAGATTAGCTTTGAGCAGTTCGAAGCGGCCATGACTAAAGCATCCGGTACGGTTGCAGACGAAATGGGCAAAACCTTACCCGGTGCATTCGCTAACGCACAAGCCGCGATGGGCCGTTTCGGCGCTAACGTCCTACAGGGTATTTACCCGCAGCTTACGAAATTCTTCCTGGCCTTTCAGGATTGGATGAAACCAGTAGAGGCATTCGGCAAAGTCGTTGGTACACAGCTAGGCGGCGCGCTCGAAAGCCTCGTTTCTCTTGCAGGAAACGCCGCCCGCGCTATCGGCCCCGCCGTCAAAGCAGGATTCGATACAGCCGTGCAGGCAGCAACAGCATTCCGTGAAGCATTCGTGAACGCGATACCACCGTGGGTAGGAACCGCATTCGCAGTAACAGCAGGCCTTATCAAGGAAGAGCTAACACGGCTAGGCGGCGCATTCTCAGGGCATGGCACAAGCATTATCGACGCTGCCCGCAAAATCGGCGAAGTACTCGGATCAAACCTGCCCGTCGTACTGCACTCATTCGCAGGCATCGGCCTAAACCTGATTCGAGTCATCGGCGCATTAGCAACAGCATTCCTGCCCCTCGTAGACTCCATTCTAAACCTCAGCGGCTCCGTAGGCGGTTCAGGTCTAGAAGCCGCATTCAGTGCACTAATCACCATCCTTGAAGGCGTATCAACCGCCCTGTTCCAACTCTCCCAGCTCATGAACGCACACCAGGGAGCGGTAACAGCACTGATCGCAACCGTAGGCGGCATAGCCATAGCCTACAAGAGCGTGGCAACAGGAATCAGCATCGGGAAAACCGCCCTCGACGGATGGAAAACAGCAACAGACGCGGTAACAGGAACCGTAGGCGCGGTAAAGAACCTCGCTGAAGGATGGAAGCTCATGGCAGGCGGTGCAGGCACCGCGGCAGAAATCGCAGAGCTAGGCAAATCAGCACAAGCAGGCTCCATCGCCTTCCAAGCATACGACCTAGCCGCCCGCGCCGCAGCAGCAGGCGTAACCATCTTCAAGGCCGCAACCTCCGCAACAGGCACCGCAATAGGCACACTCACCGCAGCAATCAGAGCGAACCCCTTCACCTTCATTCTCGCAGGAATCGCAGCAGCCGCAGCAGCCCTAGCCGCCTTCTTCACCCAAACAGAAGCAGGCCGCCAAATCTGGGCAAACCTCATGGCAGCAATACAACCAGTACTGCAAGCCATAGGAACCGCGCTCGCTGCATTCGGAAACGATCTGATAACAACGCTGCAACCAGCCATTGCACAGATCGGCCCCGCGATTGGATCGCTAGGGTCTGCATTCTCAAGCCTGTTACAGGCTCTCGCTCCCGTGGTGCCTGCCATCATGGAACCACTCTCGCGGCTAGGCGAAGCCGTAGGCACATTACTTGTGAACTCGTTCAACGCGGTTCTGCCTGTGATACAGCGGGTGTTCGAGGTGCTGCAAGCGACATTCGCTAACCTCGGGCCAGTGTTCACGCAGTTCTTCGAAACCATGTCTACGCAGTTCATGGCATTACTGCCTATGGTGCAGCAGCTCATACCCATGTTCATTGAATTTGGTGCGAACATCGTAACAGCCTTCGCGCCTGTCGTTGAACAGATCATAGGGCAGCTGTTGCCCGCCTTCGTAGAACTAGGTGGCGCGCTTATGGCGCTAATCCCGCAGCTTGTCGAGGCATTCGTACAAATCGGTACCGCAGTAGCACCAATTCTTCCTATGATTGGGCAGCTTGCGGGTGTGCTTTTGGATTTGGCTTCGAATGTCCTTACGGCTCTAATGCCGTTGTTCACGCAGCTTGTGGGAGTTATCGCAGGCATTGCGGTAGCGATTGTTCCTCTTGTCGCTCTCGTGATTTCGACGTTCATTCCGATGTTCCTGTCGATTATCGAAGCGATTCTGCCCCTCGTGCAGACTGTGCTAGGGATTCTCATTCCCGCTATCCAGGCGATATTGAATATTGTCACGGTTGTCTTCCAGGCAATTGTGCCTATCATCCAAGGCGCGCTAACTATCGTCCAAGGCATCATTCAGGTTATTACCGGCGTGATCAAGGGCGACTGGCAGATGGTCTGGGAAGGCATCAAGAACATTCTCAAGGGCGTTTGGGATGTAATCAGAGGCGTTGTAGAAGGCGCAATCAACATCGTCAAGGCAATTATCGAGAACGTTCTCAACCTGATCAAAGCGATCTGGGAGGCCGTGTGGAACGGAATTAAGAGCATCTTTGAGGGAATCTGGAACGGCATTAAAACCGGTGTAGAAAACGGTGTAAATGCGGTCAAAGACTTCTTCACAAGTTTAGGAACAGATATTATCAACATCCTAACTGAACTGCCCGGTAAGGTGCTTCAGATTGGCCAGGACATCATCAACGGTCTTGTGAACGGCATCAAGGGAGCCGCAGGCGCGGTTATGGATGCTGTGAAGAACATCGCCTCTGGCCTGCCTGATTGGGTAAAAGGCCCGCTAGGCATTCACTCTCCGTCTCGTGTCATGCGCGATCAAGTGGGTAAGTGGATTCCCGCCGGTCTGGCAGAAGGCATTAGCAAGAACGCGAACATGGTTGTTGATTCAGTCCACGATCTGACCGGCGCGATTGTTGATGCTGCACAAGACGGCATTAGCGAGCTGGCAGACGTATTCGTCCTTGACGAAATCGAAGGGCGTGTGAACCTATCCGGTGCACACGGCAACATCAAACCGCTTTCGCCATCGAGTAGCTTCTCTGCACGCCCCGGAGTTGGATACGGCCAGAAATCAGGAATAACCGTGAACGTCAAGGGTCATGAAGACATGGACCCTGACCGTTTCGGAAAACGATTCGGCGAAGCATTAGCACATCAAATGGAAGGCATCTTAGTGTAATGCGTTATGAAGTCACTCTAGAAGGCGCTCATGGGAATCTCATTATGAGCACCTATGAAGCGCCTTCAGAGGACGGCGAATTTTGGGTCACAGACATAGAAGGATGGTACGGCGGCGTAGGGGTAGAAAACTCCGATGCTCAACGCAAAATTGGGCATGGCTTCCTATCTGCACCCGCCCGCCGTTCCGCTCGAACAATCACCCTCAAAGGCGTACTAAACATGCCAGGCATGGAAGCCCGCGAAATAGCCGCCCGCTTCATCTCAGGTCTAGTCTGGGATGGCGGGCTAGGCTCTCTCACCGTGGCAACAGAAAACGGCTTAGTGCTAACCGCCCGTGTTCGCCTCGACGGCGCGCCGAAAACAACCCTGCTCGGTGATTCCGCCGTCGAGTTTGAGGTTCCACTCGTAGCCCCCGATCCGTTCCTCAAATCCCCGCCTCGCATCTATCAGCTATTCCCAGCAGATACAGGCACCGGGCTAAGATTCCCGCTCTTTGCACCAGCCCCTTCAGGTGTTTTATCCTACGGCGAAAAACCACCACAGGCAGGCACCATACAGCACAAGGGAAACGCAGACGCAAACCCCATCTATGTTGTGAAAGGCGATTGGGCCAGCGGATTCAGAATAACCGCAGGCGACCGCATCATCGAATACCCCTACGCTATCGAAGCCGCAAACCCCGCAACCATCGACTGCAGCAAAGGAACAATAATCATCGGCGGATCAGACCAAACCTCAGAACTAACCCGCCGCCAATGGCACACCGCACCCGCAAACTCACCCTTCACAGTGGCAGTGGAAGCGCTCGCGCCATCTAGCGGATGGGTTGATGTGAACTTTTTGGATACATACATTTAGGAGACCCAAAAATGGCAACAGGATTCGGTATAGCGAACACTAAGGAGGGTGTGGGTACCACACCTGAAGATATTCAGGCCATTACCGCCGCCGAATATCCAGAAGCAGGTATTATCAACGGTTGCACAGTGGAAGGCACCTCGACGCTTGCGTGGAAGGTGAACGCCGGGGCAGTGGTTGCGCATCTGGCCAAAGGCCGCGCCGTCCGTATCCCTGTGCAAGAGCAGACCATCAACACGCGGCCAGCATCGCCGGGTACGAGCCGCACAGAATACATTTATGTGCAGCAGAACCAACCTGCAACAGATGGCAATAATTCAGCGGTAGTAAAGATTGGCCAGGCTGTCCCTCAAGGCGCGGTCATGCTCTCCAAGCGCGAGATGCGCCCCGGCGTGTCTGCCACCTCAGCTATCCCAGAATCGGGAAACCCCGTGTATTCGCGGCCTGTTGGCGGTTCGCTAGGCATCCTGCACCGCCATTACCACGAAGACGACGCAACGCGAGATCAAGGCAGCTTCACACGAGGCGCAGGGACGTTCTTCGTTCCTACAGATCGAAATATCGACATCCGCATTTCGTCCACTGTTGCAAACGGTAAGCCCGGCCAATGGGAGAGCGCAACAACCGCCGATCAAGGCGTTGTGCGATACGACGTGTACCTAGACGGCGAGCTTATATTCTGTCGAGAGCGCGAGTTTAACAACGTCTTCGACACACGGGATGTTGCCCGCGTCTGGACGGTAAAGCCCGGCCTGCACAAAATCCATTACGTTGTATCCCACATTTGGGGTTTTCGTTATTGGCGTGTTCGCGGTGGCACAGAACGCCGCTACGCAGGCGACCAATTCACCATCGTAGATATGGGTGTTGCATCCGAATAAAAACCAAGGAAGGAGCCGCCGAATTATGGCTTTCAAATTTTATTTCTTGAATCTCAGCACCGGCGACATTGGAGCACCAATCGAACCGGAAAGCGGCGGCTCTTTCGCTATCCCCCTCAACGGCGTAGAAGAACTATCCTTCACTGTGCAGAAGAAAGATCTGAAGACCAAATCCTTTGAATGGTACACACCACCACAGGGCGGCGTACTACTCACCCATACCGCAGCAGACGGGGCAGAACACCCCATTATCGCCGGGTATGTACAGGATTGGGGAAAAGAAACCTTGCACACTCTCGAACTGAAAGTAAAGGGCATCCGTGAGATATTCGAGAACCGCACCATCTGGGAGCATCTAGAATACCGTGGCACCACGCTAGGAAACATAGCCTGGGAGCTATGCAAGCACGCAATGGATCGCCCCGGCGGATATTTCCCCATCCGCCATAAAGAAATCCCCGGCGACACAGGCCAGCGCGAACGAACCTATGAAAAATGGAACGTCTCAAACAACATGATCGGCAAACGCTGGAAAGAACTCTCTGAAGTCATCGGCGGCCCAGACATCATGATCCGCCCCGCATGGGCCAACGAACAGCACACAAAAATAGAATGGCACTTCTGCCACGGCGGCGAAACCTACCCCTTCATACCCCAAACATGGGTACCCGATTTTGATACAACCGTAACGCAAGGGCTAATCGAAGACGTTTCCATCAACTCAACCGGAAAAGACATCATTCATCGCGTATGGTGCACCGGATCAGGCGAAGGCGAAGGAAAAGCCATCGGAATAGCAGAAGACCTAACCAGCATCTTCAAGCACCGTGCACCATTCCTCGAAGCCGTCATTACAGACTCAGACCAATCAGAAATAACACAGCTGACACAGAAGGCATGGGGTACGTTACGATCCAGACAGGTAATGACAGACCAGGTAACGCTATCATTCCTAGCAGATAACCCAAAAACACCACTAGGCAGCTTCCACGTTGGAGACATCGCAACAGTCACAACCGCAGGGTGGTTCTCCATCCCAGACGGAACACGACGCATGCGCATCATCAAACTAAACGGCTCCCTAGACGGAAAAATCAATATCGACTTCCAGGCGGCACAATGGTAGGCTACGTAGACCAAAGACCAACAAACCCCGGCGACACACTACGCCACCTCGTGCAGCAACTCAGAACACCCGCATCCGTTCCACACGGCCTAAAAGTAGCACAACCAGGCGAAGGCGTAACCTACTACGCAACCAACGGACAAAAATATACCTGGAACGGCGACACAATAGCCAAATACAACGAACGCCTAAACGAAGCAACCAAAATCGTTGAAGCCGCCAAACAATCCATACAAAACACAGAAACCGCGCTCGCGGATGCTGAGTCTAGGATTCGTGCTATTGAGAAAGGCGGTGGTGGAGGCGGCAAGGCTATTTCGGACGATAAGATAGCTGAAGCCGCTATCGCAGGCATCAAGAAGCTAACCAGCCCGCCGTTCAATGGCCGTGATCTTATCGTACCTGGCACACTCGACGTTAGACAGTTGAACGTGACTGAGAAGCTGGCAGCTGAGATTGTTAGCGCCATGTCAGCTGAGACTAAGAAACTTGTAGTCACTGAAGACGCTATTCTACAGCGTGCAACCGTAATCGAGAACATCGTTACACCTGAACTTATTGCGAAGAAGATTCAGGTTGAGCAGCTGGCATCGCAGATCATCACATCCGGTCTGCTGCAAACATCTATCGCCCATGATCAGGGCGTGAAAATCAATGCAGCGGGCATCCAGGCTTTCGACGCTAACGGGATGCAGCAGGTCAAGATCGACGCGAGTGGGAAAGATAACTACTTCATTGGTACTCTTCGTACAGCTCGTGAAGGCCGCCCCGGTGTGAAAATCTGGACTACTGAGCCTGAAGGGCCTGCTGACTCTGTGTCATCTGTGATCGAAATGAGACCTCATGAGGTGACAGGAAGCACCCCGAACGGTGTTATCCACATGCACCCGCAGGGATGGTTCTCTTTCGGGATGCGCAACGAGGGCGACCGGAAAGGACTAATCAAAGGGCTATCTGTCGATCAGAACGGCGGCGTGAACATCACAGAAGCTCTCCGAGTCCGTGGAAACGTGCGAATAAACGGCCTCTTTACACAGACAGAGAATTTCTTCCACATCCCAGTTGGAGACTTCGAAGTGAACGGCGGCGGATGGCGCACATGGGATGTGAAATTTCCATACCGGCTAGAGCAGAAACCATACGTCATAGCCCAAGCTGTTACGGACTTCGCATTGGTAGCTACCGTTTCTGATCTATCCGAGACCGGGTGCAAACTCATTGTGAATAACGCATCAAGAGCAAAGGCGACAAACTCATGGGTAGACATCATTGTGCTACCCCTACGCCGTGAACGATAAGGAAAACCAAACATGGAACTAACCGTACAGCAGCTCCAAGCAAAATGCATATACCTAGCTGAAGAAAACGCGCAACTTCGAGACGCGCTTCTCGACGCGAAACTACAGTTAGGCGTTATTGCCCTCGACGAACCGAAAGCTCATTCAGACGAAACCAGCGAGGAAACCCACAATGACTAAAACAGCCCGTGTCATCGGAAAATTTGTCACCCATCGAACCGTGAACGGAAAAAACGAACCGCTGCACGGTGAAATCAAATTCCGTGCAGTAGAAGAGTTTGCCGCAAACGGTAGCTTCTTTTGGGGCGCAAAAATCGCCGCCCGCCTTCAAGATGGCGAAATCGTAGAAGACTGGCAGGCTTCAGGAATTACGACAAGCGAACCTGGTATAACCTTGACAATCTCACCTGAAGCTAAAGACGGCAAAGCAACCTATGAGGTGTACCCGAATCTTCGAGATAGCGCCGGTACCCCCGTACCGCTGCCTTCTCGCATGATTACGGTACAGGCTGGGCAGACTCTAGACCTAACCGCCATATATGCACCGCATCCATCAAACAACGCCTTCGTGCCAGCCCCCGCCGCTAAGGCAGAACGCATCCGCATCACCCCTAACGGCGATGGTACCGCAACGCTCAGCATCGAAACAGAATAGGAACGCCTATGACCGATCAGATACGCCAAATAGCCCGCGAAGAAGCAAAAACAGTGGTACAAAACGAAGGCGCGATAATCACCGCAGAAGTCGTAAACGGCGCGCTAAAACACGTGAGCATCACAGCCGCCCCTACCACTGAAACAACCAGCGGCGGCAACATCCAAGAAGCAATCAACATCGCAGCGAAACAGGCACACTACCGCGCCCGCAACCGCGCCATCTTCGTACCCTCATACTTCTACGCCGATCACTGGCTACGCAACCAACCTGAAGGCTCCAAATGGCAAGCGCTCGCTGAAGCAGCAGACGTAATCCCCTTCGTTATCATCAACCCTGCTTCAGGCCCCGGCGAAGGCCCCGGCTCCGATTCGCACACAAACTTTGCAAACCAGCTCAAAATCAACCGCGATGAATACGGGCAAAAAGCAATGGGATACATTCGCACCAAATACGGCGAAGAACCCCTCGACAGTGTTATCGCACAAGCCCGCAACTATCACGAATGGTTCGGCGTGGAAGACTACTTCTTAGATGAAGCCGTCCACGGCAAAGACGAACAAGCCCCCAAAATCGCCTACTATACTGAGCTACGCGCCCGCCTGAAGAAGCTATTCCCAGCCGGTCTAGTAGTCGCAAACCCTGGCACCCTAACCGCTGAAGGTATGCTCGAAACAGCCGATTACCTCATGACCTTTGAACGCGAAGCATCCTTCTATACAGCCTCAACATGGCTCCAAGAAAACTACTACGCCGGGCAACCGCGACAAAAATTCTGGCACTGCATCCACGATGTAACCAGCTTCAACCAAGCCGTAAAAATCCTACACAAAGCCGAAAAACTCAACGTCGGAAACCTATACCTAACCAACGACACAATCGGCGAACGCGGCACAAACGAAACAAACCCATACGATACACTCCCCTCGCAATGGCTGTGGAACCTACAAATCGCATGGGCCAAAGGCGAACTAAACACATACCTCGAAAACCTCAAAATTCTAGAAACCCAATACACAGCACTCAAAGCCCTAAACGCACCACAGGAACAACTAACCGCGCTCGCGGCTTCGATTGCTGTTATTAAGGGAGAGTAGGAAAAGATCATGTCTGAGAATATGGCAGCTTTGCAGAGTGTAGCCCTCGTGAATGAGGATAAGGAACTTTACGGTAAGCCTCTTGAGGGGGTGAAACGTGAAGCTCGCACGGTTGCTCGTGCTGTGCTTGCCGATGAACTCGTGCAGAGCCTTACCCCGGCTGTTGAGTCTGCTGTTAAGAGCGAGCTTGCGAAGCAGCCTAAGGCGGGCGGCGGCCAATCTGGTACACCTGGCCCTAAAGGAGAACAGGGTATCCCCGGCCCGGCTGGCCCAAAGGGCGAACCTGGCCCTAAAGGCGATCTGGGTAACCCTGGCCGCGATGGTGTGGATGCTACCACGCCGCCAATCAAAACTATTAGCTCTGGAACGTATGAGCTGACTAATGCGCCGGTGCAGGCCATCTATACAACCGCTATTGTTTCACACCCGGCGGGTATCACCTGGAAAACATCAACCGGCGCTGCACCGGCTGCCCCTGGCCTACTGATTTTCGTCAAGCCTGAAGGCCAAGGCATCACGCTAGGCTATGTGGCTAATGAGCAGGTAGCAGCAGAAGGCCGCCCGGCTGCCCCTGGTATCGGCTAAGAGAGAGTGGTAAGAGATGGCAATGACAACAGCAACCTGGCAGGCAGTGCCAGGCGCAACAGGATATGAAGTCTCTATCGACGGCGCTAACCCTGTGAGTGTCACAGGCACCTCGTATGAATTTGACGCGGCGGCGGGTATGCGTGGCATCTATCAGGTGCGAGCAGTGAACCCCGCCGGTAAATCAGCATGGTCATACTCGCGCTACCAAGCCGCAGATAGCGAAACTGAAATGCCGCTCTCAGAGCTAAGCTATGCGGTAGCGCATGGCGGGTGGGTGAAAGGCCAGGAAGCTAAAGTTCTCAAGGCGTTTTTTCTACCCACCGCTAACGGCGGATTCCCCATGAAAACAGCTTTCAAGGATAAAACCGGTAAGGCTGTAGCCTTCGAGTATGCCCATAACTCTGTGAATGGTGAAGAATTTGCTGAGGGCGACCCTAGCCGTATGAAAATGGGAAACCAAAAGCTGCAAACCCTCAACGGCTCCCTGTCGAAAGACGGGGCCGCCGTGCTTATCTCTTTCGATGGTGAAGGACATATCGAAAACAAGGACACGATACGCACCGGCTGGGAGCAGGGCATAGGCGCGGCGAAAGCCACGGTGGTAGTCAAAGAAAAAGAAGGGCAGAAAGTATGGGCTTTATCGTCGTCTGCTCCCGCAACCTCTGGCGCGTACATGTCTAGCTACGGGGCGACAGAAGTACCGGTGAAGGAAGGCGATAAGGGTATCGAATTGCGCCGCCTCGATGGCGTTGTACGCTATTCTGTTGTTCGCAAAGACAACACCCGTGAACCTATTTGCGCATTCCGTTGTTGGATGAACAAATACGGTGCGAATGATCCGGTGGAAATATACGGTTGGAGATGGGGTAACCTTACCATCCGCCAAATGGCCGGGAAAGGATAAACCATGAGTCACGCTCTACTTCTGCCACTCACACAGCCGCGAATCGTCCAAGCCGCAGCTGAAGAACAGCAGCAGAAATTCAGTCTCGACGGCGCAAACCTGATCGTTGATGCGAACTCATACTATGCGGAATGGACGTACAACGGTATCCAGAAGATAGGCAACTTCGCAGCCCTCATATCTGAGAAGAACATGACCGCCGCAAACGTCGCAATCGCGGGCATATCATGGGCAGTCATGGTTGAGGCCGTCTCAAAAATCCTGCCACACTTCAACCCCAATAAGAAAAATATTCTGGTATGCGGCGAAACCAGGAACCAGACGTTCGAGAAACCCGGCGCGCCCTGGCCAACCGCAAAACTAATCGAACTCACCCGCCGCTACGTCGCAGCAGCAAACCTAATCGTCAAAGAAAAATACGGTAAAGGATTCGATAAAGTCGTTCTCGGTGGCTCCATCCCCTCCGATGGAAAAACCTCGCCCGACGGGGAAACCATCGTAAAAACCGCAAACCAGAACATGCTTGCATTCGATGCATATTGCCGCGACAGCGCGAACCTAGCTTCACTAGGTGCGGATGTGTTCGCCGATTTCAGAACCGTACACCCCGAATATTTCGGCGGCGATGGATGGGACAACGAACCCGGCTTTTGGGCACAAAAAGGCGTAACAGTCAAAGAAACCACCGGCGCACTAACCCACCCGCTAGGAGCAGCCCGCGAAGCATTCGCAGACACACTCGCTCAAGCCATCAAACGACTAGAGGTATAAGGAGGTGAACAGAAAACGGCTCTCCCACCACTGAACACACCTGAAGCACTATACGGCATCATCGGCGCATTGCTAGGAACCGTGCTAACCGCCTTCTTCTCATGGTTCGGCAAACATGAGGAAACCACCGCAGGCAAGGCAAAAGCAAAACTCGACAGCACCATCGAAAGCCTAAACTCACTACGAGACCAAAACAACGAACTATACGCCCGCATCGAAAAGATGGAAGAAGCCGCAAAAAAGATGGAGCGAGACACACGGGCAATCCAATCAGAAGCATACCTCAAACAAGATCGCGCCCGACTCGCTCTCTCGATGGCCATGTCACACCTTGTCTTGCTAACGTCGCACATCAACCAGCGACAACCACCACCCGCGCCACCAATCCCAGCAGCCCTAGACTGCTACATCCAAACCTTGCTTCAGTGGTCACAAGAAATCCCAGTGCCAGGCCAGCAAGAAGGCGTAGACCCAAACAAAGGCCCGCCCGCTCAATAACGCAACCAAACAGAAAGCCGGCCTTTTGAAAACGCAACCAAACAGAAAGCCGGCCTTTTGAAAACGCAACAAAAAACCAAACACGAAACAGCAAAAACTAACAGCGCTCGCTGTGTGTTTGGTTTTCTGAAGATGATTAGAAAGGAGGTTCGCCTTTGTCATATCAGCTCGTGACAAATCGTGATGCAAAGAATTTCACACCGGGTAACCGCGTGCAGGCAACATTCGGGTATCCTAGAACGATCACGAATATTACCTTGCATTGGTGGGGTAAACCTGAGTGGCAGCAGACCTGGGAACAGGTCATGTCGTTCTTCTGTGATAGCCCATCGGTGAGTACATCGGCGCATGAGGTTATTTCGGATGGCATTGTAGGCGTGATTGTTGATCATTCCGCCGCTGCATGGGCAAATGGCAACGCAAAGGGCAACGCTCAGTCTATTACGTTCGAGTGCAACCCTCGTATGAGCGCGGGGGATTTGCAGACTGTGGCTGAGCGTGTCGCCGATTGTTGGAAGACTTACGGCATTCTGCCCTTGACAGAGCATCGGGAATGGTTCGCTACGGAATGCCCTGGAACCTATTCCAAGACGGACATCTACAACCGCGCTCTGAAGGTGTTCCAGGGAATCGCCAATACCGCGCAAGAAATCAGTAATTCTATCCAGAATGGAGACTTTGACTTGTCTGAAGCACAGTTTAACCAGCTGAACAATCAGCTGAAGAGCTTGAACGATAAGCTCGACTACGTTATCAGCTATTCGCAGCCTGGCCGCGATGGCATCAACCGCGATTCACAGCTTGCTAACTGGGCGCGAAACTCAGCTCGTGCAGCTGAATCATGGGCTTATGGTATTCAGGGTGTCTCTAATCAGGGACAACTAAACCGCGAGTTTCAGGAATTGCGGGCAAAGGTAAACGAGATTCACGCCCGCCCCGCAGCAGAAGGCGGAACCGCGATTGTCAATGCATCGGGTGAAGACCTGAAGGCAATCGTAGCAGCAGCCCTCGAAGAGACCCTAGCAAAGACCAACCTGAAAGCAGAGGTAAACTAATGAACGAAACCCGTTATGTAGGCGGCGTAACCAAGGGCGCAACCATCGGTACCGCAATAGCATCAAGCATCGTTGTTCTTATCGCATACGGCCTTGAACTGGCAGACATCCGTTTGCCTGAAGAAATCAAGAACACTCTCTTTATCCTGCTCTCTGCTGTAGGCGCGCTCATTGGCGGGCGACAGTCACCCGGCGATAAGCTGACCTTCACCGATGCGATGGAGGCCGCAGCCCGTGGTGTGGTGGGAGATTCCAAGAATGAGCCTGCACCCGTCGAGGCGGGCGGCTCTCGTGCAGCTTTCGAAGAGTACCGCAACAGTGGCAAACTCTCAGCTATCGCCCCTGCTGAACAGCCTAAGCATGAAGATGTGGATGCGGCCCGGTTCGAGTCGAACCCGCCCGGCCAGCGCTCGAAGGATGAAGTTTACATCCCCGGTATCGGGTGGGTAGTACCTGCTGAAGACTACCCTAAGACTTCCACACCGGATGCACAACAGCAGCCGTAAAACAGCAAAATATTAGCCCCCTCCCTGTGTTTGGGAGGGGGCAAATATTTTTGTCTAATATTTCAGTTCTGGGAAAGTTTGCATCCCACGTTCCACAATATCAGGCAGCCTAAAATTAGGCTCTATCTTGAATTTATTCGTGCGTATCCTAAACTCGACTTCCACGTGGTTAATCACAACAAGGTTATCAACTTTAAGATCTAAGAGCTTGAAGACATCAGTGAAGTAGAAAACTAGCCCTTTCTTAGCAAGCTCTAAAGAAGAGACAGGGATTCTCTCGAAGAAATCAGAAGCATCAAACAGCTTAGAAAACTCATAAGAAACCCCAAGATCACCAGGCGAAGAACGCTCAAGTTTGATTCGGACAGGAAAAATAATCTCTGTCATATGCATGTCAGGGCCTCTACTGACAACATGCAGAGAGGGGGCTTGTAAATTACTCATAGTAAATCCTTTCTCCAATCTGGTTAGTTAGGACAACCAATAATCCGGTAAAAGTCTCGTTTGTTCAGAGTAGTTGCAGAACTAGATACACGAAGCATGTAGCCACCACTTTCACATTTCTTATATGAGATAATCTCAAGACCGATCTGATTTAGAATCACTTCAAGATAATCAATAACGGTGTGGGAAAACCTAGCGTAAAAAGGAATTTGCTCAAAGAAGGAAAAACCCTCCGGGGGAAACTCGGGCGGGAACTTCCAAGAGAGCACATGACCATCAACTTTTTCAACGATCTTGACGAATACAGAGAACTCATATATAGCCTCTGGGAAACTGCCATCAGGTGAGGGCAGAAATTTTATTAGTGAAGGTTCAAGCTCCATAACATTTTATCCTTTCAACTGTTTCACTGGTTCAACAATCCAACCGGGAATACCTGATTCAGACAACGCCAAAGCGTCATCAATCGTATAAGCGATAAGCGCGCTAGGAGCATTAGCAACATCCTTACCCGGTAGCCCATCCGGTGTATGAAAACGCAGCCTGCCTTGAAGGAACAGAATACGCTTCGCATAAGGCAACACATAATCCTGCCAAGCCTTCGTATCAGTTCTAGCAAAAACAAGAGAGATACCCCCCCCCGCCTGCCTTAGCGTGCTCTGCCATTTTCTTCATCCAAGCACCAATGCCCCGCCCATACGGCGGATTCATCCACACCCGCCCAAACCATTCTTGCGAAAGCCCGTCATCGGCTTCAACAAAGCTCGCGCTCGCTGTTTCCCACGGTCTAGGTAGCGGCGCGGCGCATGGGTCTAAATCGAATTTGCCTAGCGCGTCGATAATATGTTTTGGGGTAAGCCAAACATCGCCGCTGTTGCCTCTTTGTGGCATTGTCATTATGAGTCCTTTCTTACGTGGTAGGTTTTGCCGCCTGCCTTTGTTGCGGCGGTTATTCTGCCTGGCAGGTTGTCGTACCATTCCTTCAGCGCGTCTTTATCGTAGCCTTTGATGGTTTTGTTGCCTGCCTGGATTTCGACGCTATGCGGTGGTTGATGCTTAGCGACAAGCTGATAGAGATTCTGCTTGCTTGTGCCTAGATGTTCTGCCAGGGCATTCAGGCCGAATGCTACACGGGGCTTGCTCATTAGTCGTCATCCCCATAAGCTGACTTGACCTTTTCGAATACCTCATGCATCGTTGCGCCGGTAAGTCTGGGAGCGTCCACGCCGCCTAACTTCTTCTTATCATTGTCGAGGCCGGGCATGTTAGCTAGGTTGTAGTCGAGGGCGATGTATTCACCGCTTTTGCGTGAAGTCTCACGGATCAGCGCAAAGGATTTGGCGTTGCGAGTCACCATAGCTTCATCGGCCCCGTATCGCACGAGTCGTAAAACGTTGTCTGACATTTCTTATTTTCCTTTCCTGGTTGTACAGCGCCGCCCGGCCTCTACCCATAAGCCGGGCGGCGAAGCATAATAGATTGTCGTTAGATGTGCCTGAACTGGATATATGTTTCTAAGTCGCCATCTTCGCAAACGTCGATCAGATTGTAATCTTCAGCAAGACTGCATAAGGTAACCATAAAATCGTGATCATCATGAATACCTGTAATATCCTGATACATTTGTTCATCTAGAGGAAATATTGTTTCCCTGCCTGAATCAACAACCAGCGCGAAGTACAGCAGCTTCGCCTTTGGCTCCATAGGACGCGAAACGACCTCTTTCAGATGCGACAACACTTTTTCAGGAAGCGGCGACATGCTATTTATCTCCCTTCAGGTACCGTTTACTATAGATAACGTCTCGCATTTCCCAATGGTCAATCCACCGCTTATTTTTCTTGAAGACGGCGTAAATCGTAGCAAACACAATCTCTTCATCATTGACCGCCATAATATCTGCTTTAGCGCGCTCGCGGCCTTGGTTCTCAATGGTTAGCCTTCGTAAGGTGTGGTCTGGAAACTCGACACTGACAATGTACATGAGAGCGTCTTTGACGAGCCTAGCCGCTTTGGTCTGAAAGCCTTCGATCTCTTCCATTTTTCCTACTTCCCTGAATTGAAACCTGGAACGGTGCGAATACGGAAACCCTGCACATCATGCGGGGTGCTATTGATATACACGCGGCCAGGGTTACCCGGTTCGAAATATGGCCGCCACCCATCGGGGGTAATAGGCGCAAGTTGTTTCTTTAGATACGTGTACAGTCGCTCCATGATTTCGTCATGGGCTTCTGCTACGGCTTCCCAATAATCAGATGAATCAAATTCAAGAGAGTCAGAAAGCGTAACGCTATTTTCCTCTTCTTCACCCATGAAAGCGTCGATAGCATCAAAGACGGGCTTATTATTCTCAATCTCTGAAGCGTTAATATAAGTGGTGAAGTGTGAGAGCCAAACCTTAGTCGAATCTTGGTGAAACTCAACCGTGATCAAGGTCTGGTAATGTTGCTTGTTCATGATTTCGTTCTTTCTTCAGTAGGGCTTTTCGAACCAGCCCAACTTACACAAAACACTATAAGCCACTTATAGCGAATGTACCTAATTAGGGAACGTAATAAAACGTAACAAAAGAACGAAAAAGGGGTACTACTCACCCTAGAAGCTCAACCGCCCGCAAATCAGCATCAACCGCCAAATGCCCATAAGTACCCACCGTAGTAGTAATAGACTCATGCCCTAAACGAACCTGAATAACAGGCAAAGGTACACCCGCCTCAATCAAACGCGAAGCATGAGTATGCCTCAAATCATGCACACGAGGGCGAACACCTAACTCACTCTCCACTTCATCCATGCACGGAATCCACACCCGCCGATGAAAAAAACCATTCCCCAAAATCCCACCAAACGGCGACTGAAACACAAGATCACCCGCCCCCGCCGCAGAATCAACCATACAACCACGCATAGCCCCCGTAAGCGCTCGCTGCATCGTGACTGTTCGCCTGCCTGCCTTTGTTTTGGGTGGTGCAATCTTGTACCCGCCGCCCGCGCCCGCCTGGATGGACTTTGTTACCTTGATAATGCCGTTCTCGCGCCGCAGATCAATATCACTCCATGTAAGCGCCGTGGCTTCACCAAACCGCAACCCCGTACCTTCAAGGAACCTCGTAAACAGCGAGTAGCGGAAATCAATAGTAGAGGAGATAAGTTCGAATTGCTCGCGTGTCAGGAAGACCGGCGCTTTCTTTGGCAGCTCCCTTTCAGCTCGAATCCCCGCCGCCGGGTTGCTCTCGATAAGCCCCTCTCGCACAGCAGACGATAAAGCAGCAGATAGTAGCGAGTGGATATTCTTCTTAGTCTTAGCAGATAACCCTAGCGCATTGAACCATCTCACCACATCCTCGCGCCGCAGCTTATCAATAGAGATGCCACCTAAGACAGGCATAATATGCCGATCATGGATGCGGCTATACTTCTCTCTCGTGCCCGCTGTAACAGAGGTAAGAGTCTCAATATGCCGCCGTACCGTGTCATCAACAGAAGGGAATCTGCTAATAACCGTGCTGGCCGCAGCAGCCGCTTGTGTAAATGAATTATTGTTCGCACTCAAAAAATCAGCGAGCATCCTAGCATCGCTTTCAAGCTCGAACGTCCGTGAAGTCTGCTTTCCACCTTCACGCCATGTCACCGCAAAAGCCACGGTGCCATCTTTCCTTATTCTCTTTCTCACTGTTGCCATAGCTATAACCTATCTCTCTGTCATCAAAAAGCCGTACAGTGTCATCAACAGGGAGATAAAAACGCTCTGACTAGTGTTTTTATAGTGCGCGAGGGGGGACTTGAAAACCCCTCCAAACCCGCCCCTAAATAGGGAACCCCGCAAACACAACAAACTAAAGACATATACCGCGCTCGCACCCGTTGAAAATACGCTGATATGGTGACGCGGTCATCATTCGTTACAGCAGGTGAAACTGTTAGACTTGATGATGTAAATCAGTAAACTAGATCTTCTGATTAAACGGTTCTCATGTGGCAAGAAAGCCGCCGCCCCTATATGCAACGGTAGGAGCGGCGGCTTTCTTCTTTATTCTTACGCAGTAGCCAATAGAGATGTATCAAGGAGGTCTTGCGCCGCCCGCAAGATACTAAGAGGTGAAACTCTTAGTGCAGAGCAGATGGAGTCAAGCTCGTTCACATCAAGCGGCGTTTCGTCTCTCGACACAGTACGCGAGATGCGGTTCTTTCCGATCCCTGACTCTTCAGCAAGGCGGCGAAAAGACCAATCGCGCTTTTCGACTTCATCACGCAGCGCGGCGTGAACAGCGGTTGTAAATGTGGTTGGTTTAGGTTTTGCTGTCTGTCCCATATCTAAACCATAACTCTAAAGAACTCTCATTGCAAATAAATATTACGGGAAAATTTGCAAAGCGTCCCCAAATGGGTATATAGTCTAAAACATGGAAGCAAAAAAAAATAAAGATATGCAGGTGACAGAGCGAATCTCTGAAGCTATCCGCGCATACATGGGAATGCGCAAGAAGAAAGTGAAGGAACTCGCGGCCCTGTTAGGTGTAACAGCTCAACAGGCATCCAACCTAAGGAACGGCAAAACCCCCCTGAAGGTTGATCAGCTCGCAAAGGTCGCCGTATGGCTCGATGTACCAATCACTACCCTATGGGTAGGCATTGAGCAGCCAGAATAAAAAATATGCCCACAACGTACCTAAACAGGTACAGAAGAAAGGAAAGAACGAAAATGAACGAGACACCAATCGTTTTCATAGACGACATGACACCAGAAGCACGAGAAGCAGTCAGAAAATTCAACGAGGCAAGCTACCGCATCAACAAACTAGCCCAAGCTATCCCAGCGGTAGAGAACGAAGAAACCAAGCGCTCGCTGGAAGATGAGGTTATGAACGTAATCAAAACCTACGCAAAGACGATCCTGACAGCTAAGGAAGTAACGCAAGAAGACTTCGAGGCTGTGAGCTAAAAGGGGTACAGAATGATCGGGACAATATTTTTTGAGGTTGTCAGCAACCGGCGAGACATTGAAATAGAAGACAGTCAATTAGTACTCAGCGAAACGGAACTTAAAAAGATTAAAGGCAACGTAAAGAAGATAAGTCTAAAAGGGTTTGAAAGTAAGCTGACAGTAACCTCATGGCTTATGGATGCTTTAGAAGATGCTGTATCAGGAAGCCGCGTAATTCCTATGAATGTAACCATAACTGAGCTAAGCACACGAGTTATAAACGGTTCAAAATTTGACTTTTGGATCATCCAAGGAGAGTAACGAAATGGCAAAGTCAATCTACGAACGTGTTCGCGCCATCGCAGGCAAAGAAGCACCCGGTTCAGTAATAGAGAATTATTATGCGGAACAAGGAAAGCTGGGAATCCAAGTAACAATTCAGACGAAAGGCCCCGGCCAAGTACGAACAACCATAAACGCATCTGCCTACGACAAGGGCTACATGGTTCGGCGAATCATACGAAGCGAGGCGTAAGAGATGAAAGAAACAGGCAAAGACATTCTAGGGCCTCTACAAGAACAGCTCAAGACAACACAGGAAAGCCTCTCTGAACGCCTCGCTGAAAAGAAAGAGCTAGAAAGAAAACTGTCAGAGACAAACACAGAGGTATACAAGCTAACCCTTCTCGAAGGACACCTATACAAGATGATCGAAATCATCAAGGGAAAGTAAGGAACGAACCAATGAAATTTGAAATCTACCCAGCAGCAGCAACAGCAATCCTAGCCATCATATGCGCCGTAGGGGCCGTATACTCAGCGCTCGCTAATGGTGTGATGGTTGCGAACGGCGCAACGTTTGGCACGATCTTTTTCACGGTGGCAACGATTCTTCTGTGGGATTACCGCTACTGGAATAGCACTGAGGAGAAGGAGCAGTTCAAGAAGGAGCAAGCACCGTGGCTGTAGGATACGCAATCAAATTCGCTCATTTACCGTCTGAGACTCCGTATAAGGCAGAGCATCCAGGGGAAACCCTGCTAACGATTGAGCAGGCAGCAGAGCATCTGGGAATCCAGGTGCAGACGGTGAAGCGCATGTTCAACCGCGTACAGAACCGCCTCGTTCCAGACGCTATGACGGATGACCGTACAGGCTTGCTTTTCACGCAGAAGACATTGAAAGCCTGGGAGGCTAAGCGAGTGGAAAACATCAAATCTTCTCGCGCTTACATGAACTCAACTATTGGGAATAGGAGCATCAAACTATGAGTAAGGAAACCTGCTCGAAATGTGGCGGGGATAGGCGTAAATGGACGCAAGGTTGCGAAGGTTGTCGCCTGAGGTGGGTATCGAGGCTGAACCGCAAGGCTATCACGAAGGAAGAGTTTCAGGCGGTGAAGCCTCCAAGAAAGCCATATCCTGCACATCTAAGACCTAAACCGCGTCCAAAGCATCCAGAAGAACTAAAAGGCTTTCTTGAAGCGCGTCGCAAGCGGATAGAAGCAGGAAAGCGAATCTATCTGAAGTTCTCGAAATCAGCTAGGGAGAAAGCCTTGTTATCAGCATTCACTCAGAAGAAAGACGTTGTTCGCGGTACGAACGGCGAACCGGCTAATGCCATGATGTCGTTGAGCTGCAAGCATTGTGTGTGGGAGAAAACGATTTTCCCCTCATATCACGGCTCGATGGCCAAAGCCCGCAAAGAGATTCAAAACCTGCAACAGGAAGCTAAAGAGCATTGGGAGAACACTCATGCTCAAGAATGGGCGTTAGAAGAGTTTACCGCCAAAGCAGAAAAAGCAGCACACAAAAAGGAGCCGGTGGAAGCATGAAAATAGGCGAAAAGGTCTACACACCTGAAGAAGCATCTGAGCTATTAGGCGGCGTGCTATCCGCTCGAACACTCAGAGACCGGGCAACGAAGGGCCTGTACCCGCATCTGGGAGGCCGCCGCGCTTGCGGCCCCTCTGGGAACCTGAGGTTCGCAGAATCACACCTGCAACACATCGCAGACTCTCTAGAGAGAGTACCTGAAATCTCAGAACCAGAAGTATTCAAAGCCAACCTGTCAGCAATGACCGCATTCACTGATCGGCTAACCGGGCGCTCCAAAGCAGCACACCGCTAACGAAGGAACGAAAATGACTCACGCAGCAGAAATCACCATCCAAACTAAACCCTGGGAAAAACCAGCTGTAAAAGCCAAAGCGGTAGCAACATGGAACGGTGATAAACCCTACAAGAGAACAGACGCTATCGCATCCGCCATCGTTGAAGCTATAGCCACACCTGCACAGCTCGAAGTGAACCACAAAGAACAGCAGGTATACATCTGGCACGGCATGACCAAATACGTATACGCCGATTTCGTGATCGACAACGAAGTATAACCCCCTGCAACCCATCCAAAGAAAGAAAAGAGAAACCAGAAAATGAAGAACGAACAAACCCTACCCGCATTCCGTGAACGCCGCCGCGATGAAGCCGTTCAAGAAATCTACTCCCACGGATGGGTAAACAGCGACTTCGAAAACACTGTACGCTTCCTATTCGTCAAAGGAACCCTGTACATCCCAGCCAAAGACATTGACCGTCTACTAGGCAAAGCAGGACACGGCCACACCCTAACCGGAATCCCCGCCGCCGGGCGCAAGAAAATCAAAACCCACACACACGCAGCCCTCGACGATTGGCGCAAAGCCGAAACAGTAACCGCAGTCAAACTCCCCGCCCTCCAAGAACGCATCGCAAAAATGCGCTCGCTACACCCCGCAGAGAAAGAAAAAGTACTCGCATGGCTCGGATGGGTACAAAAGCCTGAAGTATGGCAGGGAGGCTTTATGCGCCGCCCTGAACCAAACAAAACCGAATGGCGATCACACCACACCCAAGTCGAAAAAACAGAATACGACGGCGGCGGCTGGGTATGGGGCTGCAACGACTGCAAGACAGTATCAACCCGCGCCGAAAAAGACTACAGCGCCGCATTCAAAGAAGCGCAAAGGCACTCAGTAAAGAACGCAATCCATGACCCGCTAGGCGTAAAACTAGCAGCCCTCCGCTAGACCACCCGATAGATGAAGGAATTATCGGTACAGACTCGATAGTATAAAATGGAAATATTGGACGCAAGCGGCGCGTGAATTTGAAAAAAACCGCGCCGCTTGTGTACCTTAATAAGTACAAAGAACGAACCAAAAGAACGAACAAACCCCTGAAAGAGGAAATATGCCCTGGCTACGAGTTGGAGACACAGCAGCGTCTCACCCTGTGGTTCTCAGGGCATTAGAGTTACCACAGGCGGATGAACGCCTAAAAATGGAGCTTTTCGGATTTGCGGCCCTGGCAGCGTCCATGTCTGCATCGCACAAATCTGATTACATTGTCGAATTGGGTACTATTCGTGCCATCGCAGGCTTTACCCGTGCTGAAGAGCTGATAAAGGCAGCTATTGCTTGCGGGTACTTTGAAGAGATTTCCAAAGACGGAAATACGGCCTATAAACTTCTTGATGATCCTGAACTATTCCATATGCGGCTAAAGGAAGAGATAGACTGGGAGAACCGCCGCAAGAACGACAACCGAAACCCCGCGCTAACGGTGCCTGTTCGCCTTCGAGACGGCGACGCTTGCCGATGGTGTGGACGTGTCGTTTATTGGAAAGACAGGAAATCTGCACGAGGGGCAACCTATGACCATCTGCACCCCTCCAAAGGTGCTGAAACGCCCGCAGATATGGTTGTTGCCTGCAAATCATGCAACAGCTCTAGAAAAGATAACAAGGATTGGTCAGGTACACTGTTGCCTGCACCCGTGAAGCCCTATTACGGGGCTATCACCGTTGAGTTTCTGAAAGATAACGATATTGACGTACCGCTATCTTCAGAATCAGAAAAACCAAAAGTCACCGGAAAGGAAGCAGTCAAGGCGCTAGGGCTTCAAACCCGCCCTGCTGCATCAACTGAAAAGGCTAACCAAAAACTTCTTCATACGGAAAGTGCGCCCCGCCCTGTGGCAGCAGGAGGTATAAAGGTCTGCCAGACTGAAGAAGACAATACGGCTAGTCGAGTAGATAGCAGCGAGCGCGGTTATGGGTCTTTTGCGTCTGAAGTGTCCCTAAATGGGGATTCTGGTTTTTCTGAAGCGGCTATTATTGCCGCTTTCGAGGCGGATTTAGTAGAGCAAGGAGAGGCGGGCGCGTCTAGCCCTGTTTCTGCTGATCCTCTTGAGAAAAAAGAAAATATCCATGCATGGCATCCCGCTAATTGGGATTCGTTGCCGTCTTCTGTTGAAGGCTCTCAGATGGGTCTTGTTGATCTGGAAAGTGTGCCCCGCTC